CTCCATGTGATGGTTCAGTTATAGCAACATCGGCTGGTAATGTAACTTTACCGAACGTAACTGCTCAACAAACTTTAACTACAACTCATACAGATATAACAGGTTCATCTATTACATATACTCCTCCATCTGGAACCACACAAGTAATTTATGAATTTTATTTTTATAAAGCTGCTAGTGATGATCATTCAGTTCATCATCAAAAGTTATTCATAGATAGTGATGAAGTTACTAAAGCTCGTTTCACTCATAGAGGTACAGCTAACTTTGACGGAGTTAGAATTGTATATAAATGGGGTA